CCCGCCGTCAAAGTATGTCAGCCGCTTCATGTCAGCCCTCCTTCTGGCCGCGCCATTTCGGCTTGCAATCAATCCCCGACCCCAGTTTACAATCCAATCGGACATACGGCCTTTTGTGTACCTCAACGGCATTGGCACAAATCTGGCAACCTTCTCCGCTGTACCACATCAGTGCCTCCATGTCGCCGACCGCCGCATCCCTCTCCTGTTTCACCTGCTCCAGCTCCTCGTATACGGCAGTAATCCCCACGTCCCCGCCGTACATATCCCACTGTATGCGCAAGTCGTCTAGCTCGGCCAGCAGCTTCTCATTTTCGGCCTGGAGCGTGGAGATGGCGTCAGCTGCCTCCATGCACAAGTCCATGATTTCCAGTGTCGCCTTATCAGCATATAGGCTGTCGGTGCGCAACCGCTCAATCAGCTTCTCAATGTCCATCAG